TTTTCCCAGAATCAGTAGGTGAAGGTGTCAAGAAGACGACACGTGCCATGGAAATTTTAGGAGAATTATCAGGGATACTGGACGAGGTCGAGGCCACCACTGGACTCAAACGAGATAGTGGAGCCCTATTCGAAGTGGAAAGATGCGTGTTTAATGTAATTTTGCTGTCACAGTGTTCAACAACTGAGCAGCTCATTTTGCAGATGGCATCTGGCGCACACGAGTACTCTGGTATTAGCGTCTTAAGCTCGATCAAGAAAGCTTTTGATGCTACATTTGGTGGCATCCAACCGGAAAGCATCGGGAATAGCTTTGTGGAAACATTACGCTCCGCAGTTGCTAATTGGAAAACCGTAAAGAGGAACCAAGTTTTCGAACATCTAAATTTCATTATTAGTTGTGCTATTTCACTTCAAATGTGTTCAGCTGCTAAACTATCATGGAGTTTTAATGGTTTCGAATTGTATCGAGCGAAAGCTCTACCGCGCACAATGAATGCGCCCAACTTGGTAACATCGATCCTTGATTCGATTCTATTCTTTGTCGAAACTGGTTATAAATGTTTCACAACTGGGAGTATCACTCCTTTGTTTTATTCAGAAGATGAGATCACTTCATTTGAAACTGATTACTTCTTTCTTTTACAACACATTGAAGACATTCAAACTGGGAACTACACGAGTAGAACTGGTCAGCCGGAAAATCACTACGCCCGCATACTCCAAAAATGTGAAGAGAAAATTGATTTGTTGCATGGCAATGCGACGGATCCAATGATCAAAACACAACTAGGGGTCTACAGGAGGACAATCAAAGGTATCTCCACCACTTATAACACCTTCAGAAATGGAGCTGGATTGCGAGTGGTCCCAGAAACCGCATTGTTCTTTGGTGATACGGGTGTTGGAAAATCAACGCTATATCGTGCGTTCATTGAGATATTCTGCGCTGCTAATAATATCGAATACTCGGACGAGTTAATCGGTTATTTACAGGAAGGTGCCAACTTCATGGATGGTT